TATCGACGCCTTCTGTTATATCGTGATACATCAACTCTTTCATGAGAGAGCAATAAATTATTGCTTCATCTCTAAAATCAAACTTTACGATAGCTTCTTTAACGTTTTCTGCGATTGTCATTTTCTTAATCTCCTATGTTTTAAAAACTCATCCGCTCTGTGCGTCTGATGTAAGTACTATAGCAAGCATCTCGACGCATGTCAACACGTCTAAGCAAATAATGTAAAGAAACTCGATTGTTCAAAATTTGTACAACCTGGCGTTACATGCACTCTATATATAGCGTATCAGCGCATAGCATAAGTTGTTCAAAAAATGTACAAATGGTATACTTAGCTTATCTCAGTTTATTAACTTAGGAATGTTATGTCAGATCAAGTAAAGGGTAAAATGTGCACCGCCTGCGGCGGTCTTAGAAAAGTATTTGGGTTAGGCTCGATGTCGCATACTTGCGCGTCGTGCAAGGGCACAGGGCGAATTGCAGTAGATGAATTTGTGTGTGACATTTGTAAAAAAGAAATTGCAAAAAAAGTTTGTGACGATGACAAAATTGTAGATAAAGAAATTAAAAAACGTCGAACAAAAAAAGTTGAAGAATTAAAAGAGGGGATTAATTAATCATGGCAAAAGTATCGGGAGAGAAAGCGAAAATGGGCCGACCCACGATGTTTACTCCTGAGCTTGCAAATGAAATTTGCCTGGCAATTTCTACAAGTACGCTCGGAATGGGAAAGCTGTGCAGCCTTCATCCGCATTGGCCGGCAAGGGAAACAATTAACGAATGGCGCATACTAAGAAGAGATGACTTTTCTCTCGCGTACAACGATGCTAAGCGTGCTCAAGCTGATTTATACGTTGAGGAATGCTTAGATATTGGTGATGAGACAGACCCTGAATGGTCGAGCGTTGCTAAGCTAAGAGTGGACACTCGAAAGTGGGTTGCCTGTAAATTACTGCCCAAAATATACGGCGATAGAAAAGACGATGACGAACAAAATAAAAAAGCAATCGCAGAAACATCTAAAGTAATTGCCGCTGGGATTGCTAAAGCAATGGAAAAAAATAAAAAGGATTATTAGTCGTGTTAAAGGATTTAACTATAGAAAAGATTGTTACTAAAGAATGGATGCTAGATTTTGAGCATGGTAACAATCGATTATTGATCGGATTAAATGACGATGACGGAACGCATAAATTCTACGCAATAAAGAACGCAAACAGTAAGCTAAAAATAATAGATTTGAGCGGTAACGCATGAATGAATTCGGCATAACTGATATTGAATACCAACGCTCACAGCTCTGGGGTTCATTTCTTTTATACTGCCAGGTCATGTTCCCGCTCGTCACAGGCCGTGATTTTATAATTTCACAGCCACGGTCGCGTGAATCCCATCACGTCACGATCTCCAGGTCATTAACGCAACTTGCGCGTGGAGAAATAAATTCTCTTCTTATAAATGTACAGCCAGGCAGCGGAAAATCAATATTACTAACAATGTGGGTGAGCTGGCTTATGTCTCGATGGCCTGACTCTAATTTTTTATACATAGCATACGGTCATGACTTAGCATCTAAGCACACAGCGTTTATAAAGCGCGTTATGGAGAATCCATTTTATAAGAGTATGTTTGGAGTTGAGATACGTTCAGACTCAAAAGCTAGAGATCACTTCAGCACAAAAAATGGCGGAATTTGCAGGGGTTTTTCAAGCTTGGGCCCCGTCACGGGTGCCGATGCGGGCTATATGTTAGAAGACATAAACGAATACAAAGTAACGGGCGCATTGATTCTTGATGATATGACAAAGCCTGACGCAGCAAACAGCGACACGATACGAGAAAGTATTTTAAAAAATTATCAAGAAACTATTTTACAAAGACCTCGAGGCCCACATGTTCCCGTCGTTTGCATAGCACAAAGACTTCACGAGGATGACATCTGCGCATACATGATGAGCGGTAAAGATGAGCGCAAGTGGACGACTGTAATACTTCAGAGCATTGATGCAGCCGGTAACGCTCTGTGTCCGAATGTTACAACACTCGAGCAGCTCTTAGAGAAGAAAGAGAAGAACCCGTACACCTATTCGAGTCAATATGACCAAAATCCATCACCCGCAGGTGGTAGTGTATTCAAGCGCGCATGGTTCCCAATTCTCGAAGAAGAGCCAGAATTTATACAAACATTTATTACAGTAGATACAGCCGAAACAACTAAGAATTATAATGACGCTAGCGTATTTAGCTTTTGGGGACTTTACAAACTTGATGGTATTGATGAATTAGCATTGCATTGGATTGATTGTTGGGAGGAAAGGTTAGAGCCAAAAGACTTAGAGCAAGCGTTTAGGTCTTTCTGGAGTGAGTGCATGTTACACAAATGTAAACCACGAGCAGCTGCGATTGAAAAGAAATCAACGGGCACTACATTGCTAAGCATTCTTGATGAGATACGCGGATTAGAGTTGAGGGAAGTTAAACGAACTAAAGCCTCTGGGAGCAAGACTGACAGATTTCTTGAGCTACAACCAATCATTGCATCCAAGCTTGTATCATTGCCCGCTTACAAGAAGCATACCGAGCCTTGCATTATGCAGGCTACAAAGATTACGGCGAATGATACGCATCGCTGGGACGATCGCATAGACACGCTATACGACGCGTGTAAAATTGCACTAATCGACAAGACACTTTACAATATTGATGGAGACATTAAGAGGGAAAAAGCGGTGGGCGCTTTATCGTCAGCAACTGACAAACGTATAAACGCACTCACTGGGGGCAGGCTATGGGGATGAGCGATAAGAAAGCAGCTAAGACGCTTGCTAAAATTAAGGAACAAGTTAGACGCACTCGTGAGTACTGGCTTGATAACGTGGACATCTACCGAAAGTATCGCATGATACTCTTCAAAACCTCATTGTCCGATGATGCTAAGGCTGCGCTAGACGCTGTCAACAAGCCAGCGCTCGAGTTCAACATTCTTGAAGCGATGTACTCTAAGATGTGCGCAGACTATGCAAAGCAAGAGCCTTCAATCGAAGTTAGAGCGGCTGACGGAATCCCGCAAGACATGATGGGTGATAACTTTGAAAAGCAATTAGAAGTTGTAGGCGGATACATTAGAGAGATTTTATTATCAAGTGAGAATGACAATCTACAGCTCTCACTATTTGGTCAGGCAACCTCAGGTGGTTTCTCAATTGCTAAAGTTGAAGTAGATTACATTGATAGCCTTTCGTTCGATCATCAAATCAAAGTGGTTAGGGTGTTCGATCCAACCCTTTGTGGGTTCGACCCAATGGCTCGCTTAAGCAGTAAAGCAGATGGTGAATTCTGTTTTGAAGTATTCCCTATGCGCAAAGATGAGTTTGATAAAAAGTTTGGCAAAGAATATAGCGCAGGTATGCAGTACGCTAGAAGCTTTGAGGGCTTCAGTTGGTCATACAAAAACATACAAGAAGAAAAGGTTATCATCGTTGTAGAGTTCTTTCAGAAGCGTAGAAAAAAAATGCAGATTGCTAAGCTAACGAACGGCCACGTAATCAACAACAAACACTATCCTGATTTGGTTAGAGAGTGGGACCGTAAAGGTTACATACAGCAAGTGCCAGGTGTAGTATCTGTTCGTATGACTGAAGTAGAAGTTATTGATCGATACATGCTCTGTGAAAACAAAATACTAGAGTATGGCGAAACAGATTTTGCACACTTACCGTTAGTATTCTTTGATGGTAACTCAGAGCTGCTTCAGGATAGTGATAACGACCCAACATATCAAATGGTTAGACCATTCCACTATCATGCAAAAGATACTCAATTACTCAAGAATTTTGCAGGTCAGACAATTGCGAGTGACATGCAAAATCAAGTTCAACATAAGTTTATGATACCGGTTGAGGGTATACCAACAAATCCACAGCATCAAAACGCTTATAGAAACGTTCAGGTTGCTGACGTGTTACCTTACAATGCGTTTGATGATAAAGACCCAACGAAAGCTATACCGCCACCACGAGAGATACAGCGCACCGCATTACCACCGATTGTTCAAGAGACATTCATGGGTACTGATAACACTATGCAAATGGTTGTTGGTTCTTACGATACCGTGCTTGGTACAAATGCTAATCAATTGAGCGGTAAAGCGATTCAAGCCGGAGGAATGCAAAGCGCAGGCTCTGCAATGCCTTATTATTTGAATCAGGTTCGTGGATTGAATCAGCTAGCTATTATCTTGCTTGATTTGATACCCAAGTATTTAGTGACACCGAGAACTATACCGGTGCGTAAGTCTGATGGTAAAAGATATTACCAAAAGATTAATGATAAGAATGATCAAAACAGTATCAGCATGGGTTACAGTCCTTCAGCGATGAACATAACGGTATCTGCCGGTGTTAGTTGTGCGATGGCTAAAGAGGCCGCTCTTGATTCGCTTACTAAACTTATGGCTCAGAGTCCAGGGTTTGCTAACTTCATTGATAGCAAAGGGCTTGAGATACTCGTTGATAACTTGGATATTAGAGGCGCTGACCACCTTAAGAAGCTTGCCGCTCAGTACATTGAAGAGATGTCACAACAGCCGCCTAAGCCATCTGAGGCTGAGATATTAGCGGAAGCAGAGAAGGAGATTGAGGGCCAAAAGACTCAAGCAATGATGCAAAAGAATCAAGCAGACAATGCGGTAGCCACTGCAAAGGTTGCAGTTGATAAGCAGAATGCCGATACTAAGTTCTTAGAGCTCATGATGGAAGTTGAGTATGATAAGAAGCATCAAGAGATTGAGCGAATGAGAGCTGATGCAGAAAATGCAAAGGATGCGGTAGAAACTGCGCTAAAAATAACTGAATCAATGATGGGAGGGGCGTAATGACTAAGCTCACAACTAAGGCACGTAAGGCTTTACCAAAGAAAGATTTTGCAGGCCCAGATAGAAGCTATCCTGTAGAGGATAAGGCTCATGCTCGCGCAGCGTTAAGCAGGAGTTCCGAAATGGAACATAAGGGTAAGCTATCTCCCGCAGCGCATGCGAAGATAGTTAAGAAGGCAGATAAGGTTTTAAACAATAAAGGGAGAAAGTAAAATGGCAGGAATAGCAGCTAGATTTATAGCAAAAGGTGCAGTAAAAGTTGGTAAAAAGATTGCCGAAAAAAGAGCGGCAAGCGAAATGGCTAAAGAAGCAGCAAAGAAGGAGTTAAAGGCAGCCGAGAAATCAGAGTTAGTTAAGAAGGGAGTAGCTAGAAGAGAAAAGAATGCAGATTTAATATCATCAGCGAGAGAGCGGGATAGAAATCCTAACAAAAAGGGTCCATTCGCTGATTCTGACAAAAAAAACCCGATCGGCGCAGAAATAAGGACTAACAGAGCAATTTCTAGTGAATCTAAAAAGGCATATGTTGAGCAGCTAAAGAAGAAGAAATGATATGGGGTGGTATTGTAGTAATGATGAATTAGTAGAGATTCAAGAGGTTGATTGGACTCGAGAGAATAGCCCGTACATTCCGTTTGATGTAGCCATTTCTG